TTTTATTTCTAGTAAGTCGTTTAGTATTTTGATTATTTCGTTCATATCTGTAATCTTAATTTTAAAAGTATCTTTAAGATCTATGCCACAAAATATCTCAATCATCTTTTGTGCTACAAACGTACCATCACCGTTATCTTTTTGTATTTTAATAAACTTCTGATATTGACCTAATGTCAGCTCGTTTAAATCCGTTGGCACATTAATAGAAAGTTTCATAATAATATAATAACAAATTTAACTTTTTTTCACAAAAAAAGGGAGCCATCTTCTAACTCCCTATATAAACCAATTAATATGAAAAATATTCTGAAAAAAGAATTATGAAGATGTAAGTTGTTCTTTTATTATTTTAAAGTTAATATTGTCTTTCTGTAATTCAAAGTGTTCGTGCTTTGATGGATAACTAAAAGCATCCTGTATAAACAAGTCCTCTAGTTGTGATGTATCTAATGTTTTAAGGAACTCTAAGTCGTATTGACCAAACACCTGGTTTAAAGCTATCATAGTATCTCTAAATGATTTTGCTTCCATTATAGATTTGTAACTATATTATCTAATACTACAAGTAATATAGCAGCGAACCATATAACTAATACGTATGATATGTTTAATAATTTTTGTTTCATACCTCTAAGTTAATAACTATATTTTAATTATCAAAATTATTTAATAACTTTTTTTTATTTATATTTGAATTATGAAAATAACTAAAACAAAATTGACTACGAATGCAGCTAGAGATTCATTCTTACTCTTATGGTTTGTAGACAATAGATTAAAGTCTAAAGTATTTACTAGCGAACAAGAAGCTCTAGATTATCAAGACTTGTTATTAAGTACTAACGAATAGCATACTTACCATAGTTAGGTTTGCTCATTAAACTATAGGTTGCATATCTGGTTGCATCAGGTAAGTGATCAGCACCATCATTAGGTATGTTTGTTAACCTATTAGCTTTATCTTTCTTCCACCTATAATCTCTAAACTCTTTTATAGCATTTACAGATGTTTCTGTTATATGTAGTTTGTATCGCTTTAATAGATCTATACCAGCCATAATACTATTCTGTCCTTTAACACTTGGTCTTATATTGTTTCCCATTCTTTTAAGCTCGTCTATTAAACGTACTTCTGCTGAATCACCAAAGCATAGCTTATTGTCTTTATTATGCTCTAGAAAGAATCTATGTATGTCTGCTGTAGTCATCATAGTTCTATAAAGTAATTCATTAATATATAAGTTGTGATCTTTCTGATATACCTCTACTGCACAAGTAGGATCATTTGTATAACCAAAGTCCATACCTATAGATAAGAACTTAGCATCCTCTGGTATTTTATTTATTGTACTAAAGCTAAATATCTGTGTTCTTGATAGCGCTCTTTCACCTAAACCAAATACTTGCCAATATTCATCATCTGTTTCTTTAAGTCTTTCTAATTCGTGTACAAGTGTTTTATCTATAAATGGATTGTCTTTATATGTAGTCTTATAAAACACAGCATCATCTCTAGTTTCTACTTTATCATATATCCAATGGTTTGCTTCACTAGGGTTATAATCTATTATTATCTGTCCTTCTGTTCTAAATATTAATTGCTGCCAACTATCCCAATCTATTTCATTACACTCATTTACGAATAATAAGTTTCTTTTTCTACCACGTATCTTAGCTGGTTGATCTAATGATATAAACTCTATGGTGTTGTTGTTTAGATAGTATTCGCTATTACTCTTATTATGGTCTTTCTCAGTATATAATTCATAGTTCTTTAGTATATCTAAAAAGTCACGCATAACAGTACCACGTAAACTAGGGAAAGTTTTACGACAGATAGTTATTATAGTGTTAGAGTTATTAGCGCAATAGTCAAATATAATCCATATTAGTAAGTTAAATGTCTTACCACTTCTACTACCACCTTGTTCTATTAAGATTTTTTTATCTGACCTACTAAATTTATAGGCGTGATTATAAATACAATTAGTCTGTACTTTCTGAGTCATTGTCTAATACGATAACTTCATAAGTCGGTTGCTCTTGAACTAACGTTACGTTTTGTGTTTCTGTTGGTTTACCTAATCTATAATTAAACCATAATTGTAATGACTTAGTACATCCTTTTTTTATTCCGTCTATTAAAGTTTTAACTGCTAAACCATCATACATTGATAGCTCCTCAATTAATTGTAATTCTTGTGACTTTGTTTTTCTTCCTGATCCTATACGTTTACCTCCCCAACTCATAATTAATTTCTTTTACCTTGACCTCTATATTTCTTTTTAAATCCTGTTTGATTGCGGCTCGCATTTTTAGAATGTACACCAGGTCTTTTCTTTTTAGGTTTAAATATATAGTTACTTATTACTTTTCTTGCCACTTGAAAAAACTTGATTAATCAAATATATAATACTTTTTTCGTACTTTTTTTAATATGTCCATTCACTTTCATCTAAAAACACTTTATCTTTTACCATAGTATCTATTTGTGCTGCCATCTTCATTAGTGTATCTGCAGGTAAGTATTTTAGTTTAGATTTTATATATGCAGTTGTGTTTGCTCTGTTTTTAAAATCTGGTTTAGCAAATAAACCATTAAACCATTCTTGCATTCTTGCATTATTATGTTCATACACTTCAAACATTCTTATACTGTGTGTTAGTGTTGCATTATCCATATTAAAACCTAATTGGTTAAATATCTTTATTATATCTTTATTACGTAGTTTGTAATAGTGTCTTAGTATGTGTACAAAAAATGATCTTGCTTCTACATATTCTTGGTCTCTTTTCTTTTGTAAAAAGTTTATACCTGTTACGTCTTTAACTTCTTTTGCTATTCTGTATGTTTCTCTCATAGTTTACTAAATTATTAATATTTCTTTATATATCAAAGGTTTATCTCTATATAGTAGTCGTCTAGTTCTGGTTCGTCTTGCTCAAAGTGTTGCGCATAAACATTAAGTGCATACGCTACTTTATCCCTACCACTCTGTATAAACTCTTTGCTTACAGGTTTACTTATACCTATATCTCTAGATCCTTTATCTATTACTACAAACCTAAAGTTAGGTGTATTAAATATCTCTGTATATAAATATGCTTGTACGTCATAGTGAAAGTTATACGCACTATGTTCAAAACCTTTTATGTTACTTGTTGTTTTAAGATCACACACATAGTCTTTAGCTAACACATCTGCTTTAGCACGAAATGGTTGACCTTGTACCAATGCTACACCAGGATACTCTGTCTTACATCCTTTTATCATTTGCATAGCAGGTTCGTTACGATAAAATGCTTCTGCTAATCTTTCTGCATCATTCTTTTCTTTCATAGTAAATACTTCACCGTGTTCTTCTTTAGCCATTTTAAATTTCTTTGTGTTCTTGCTTTGCACATCTATATATATCTGTGATTCAAATACATCATTCTCTAATATAGCAGTATGTGTTAACCACCCATCTCTTAGTGCTTGGCTTTTAGGTGATCCATACTTCATTACATTATAGTATGTTTTAGGTGACTCTAGTAATAGTTTTATACTTGAGCTGCTAAACGCCCATTTATTCATAAAGCCATAATAAAAGTCATCATCTAGCATTTTAGATAACAGTTCTGTTTTATCGTAGTATTTTCCGTCTAATAGTTTTATTTGATTTTCTAGCATATCTAATATTATAAGATCCAATTATTTATTTTTTTCTATATATTTCTGTAGGTTAGCTAACGCTCTCCAAGCTACTTTAGCATCGTGTGGTATACCATCATCATCTAATGTACCGCAGTCTATTAAATGTCTTGCAAGTGCATCTAATTCATCTGTAGATTTATTTCTATCCCAATGTAAAGGTTTATCTGGATGGTGTTGCTGGTTTCCTATATAACTTACCTGTGCTACCATTTTAAGTGCATCAGGAAAGTATTTTACTACACCAGAGTATACAGGTATTTGTTTTCGTTTGTCGTGTTTATTAAAATTCTTCATATGTCATTCTATATGTTAAATAAATATATATGTCGTTATCTACTAATTTATATCTTTTACCTTCCATCTCAAACCTAAATATAAATGTAAACAACTCTACTTCTATTTCACTTCCTACTTCTGGTACACTATCGAAATCTAACCATAAAGAGTTTACTGTGTCTAGTAGTTTGTTTTCTACATCTTCAGATGGTTCTTGTCCTACTATGTCAGTCAAGATGTGTATCTTCATATTTCTTTAATTGTTGTTTAGCTTCGTTTCTTTCGTTTATTGCACCGTCTCTTTGAAATTTATATTGCATTACCGCTTTCAATGCTAAATCTCTATCACGTTTTAATTCTATTATATGCCATTGTATATCTAAGAAAGCATCTATTACTTTTTTAAGTTCTTTATTATCTTGTGCTTTTTTATTCCATTTATTTAATAAAGCTAATATTGTTGAAATATTATTATCGCACTCAAATTCTTTAATTGCGTCTAGCTTTTTATAAGCATCTATCAAATCCTGATTCATTGTTTATATAACTTGCTTGTGATTCTTCTAATAAATATACTTCTTTTTCTTTTTTCTTTTTAGTCCATAGTGTTGTGTCTGGACAATTTAGTTTCTCTAACTCTGGTAAATCTAATTTGTTTAACCAAAATATATACATACCTTTCGGATCAAACACTAGATATAACTTATGTATTTTTTGTGGTAATTGTAACAATCTTTCATACTTACCTTTCTCTAATAATTTTGTTTCATAATATTTATGTCTAAATTTCATTTCTATTACGCATTCATTTTTCTTTGGTGTTAAACCTTTTGCATCAAAATATTCATAATCTTCACCACACCAAGTGAGGTTCCAACCATCTATATTTAATATATCAACTACCGTTTGTTCCCATTTATGTACTTCTTTTATACCCATTTTTATAAATAACATTTAGCTCGTCTACAAACTCTTGTATTCTACCTATTATATGTTCACCCCTACAAGTGCATAAACTTTCGTAAGGATGATCAAAATACTTTGCGTGTAGACTTTCGATTAATTTAAGTTCGTTTTTTGCTATTGTGTTATTTTTAACTCCTTTAAATTTAGTCCATTGATCGTAATCAATTTTTATCATTTGTACATTATCTGTCATCTTTTAATTTGTATTTTATTCCAATCATCTTTTCTTTTATCACAGCCGCAATCTTTATAGCCAAATAGTTTTGCTACCCAAGTTGCAATTCTTTTACCATAACCAAATGTTATTATGTTAATTATTTTTTCTGCTAGATCCCCTAGTCCAATCGAATTTCTCATATTGTTTTTTTACAAAATCTTTTACTTTTAAATATGTGTTTCTTAAAGATACATAACTTATATTAGTTTCTCTTTGTAGTTCTGATATTTTCTTACCGCCCGATAGTAACTCAAATATTGTTATATCATACCAAGTAAGTTTCTCTCTATAATCATTTGTAAATTCTTCTAACTTATTAAATAACATATCTTCATCTATTGTACTTTTTTTACCATACTTAGCTAGAGCTGAACTTAAATCAAAATTCTCACTATCAGATGTAATAATTAAATCTTTACGTTTATTGTTGTGTTGTTTTAATCTAAGGCAAGAATGAAATATAATTTTATAGCAGTAGAAATAATTTATATCATCATCTCCATATCTAAGATCTTTACCTTTCTTTGTTAAATCATCTATCTTTAAGTATAGCTCTGAAACAATATCTTTGCAGTCGTCATCATCGCAGTTAAAAGATTTACATATCCTTAACCAATCTTTATGTTTCTTATATGCTATTTCAAGAATCACGCTTTTCTATTAAATGTAATAAATTTTTATTATTTATACTAAACCCTACATTATTAGCTAGTGATCTAAACTCTATTGGATTTTCCATAGGTGTAGGTCTACCACCACTATCTATTTCTTTTATTTTAATTACAGCTAAATACGTATTAGTCCAATACTCTGGATGATTTGTGTACCTGTGAAGTATTAAAAAATTATCACTTTTATTTAAAAATTTACCTCCACCTTCAGCTGATCCTGCACTAGGTGGCTGTATATATCCTTCAAACTTATGCCCGTTAGGGTGTTTATGTCTTAGTGATTCTGTTACTGCGTGTGTAATTAAATATATAGAACATTTGTTTCGTCTAGTAAATAAACGATAATCTCCCATAACTGCGTAGTCGTATTCGTGACCACCATATGTTTTCATTAACTCTTTATCTCTTATAAGTGAATTGTATGGATCTATTAATAAAGCGTGGTAATTAAATGTTTTTTTAATTTTTTCTGCTTGTCTTAATAATTCGCTAGATGTAAATGTTTCATCTATATCTATATATCTAAAGTGTTCGTGTATCCATTTAATTTTTTCTTTCCATACCTTATCTGGTATTTTATTAAATGGTAACCCTATTAAAAATTCACATAACTTTTTACTTATACTACTTGGTTCATTCTCTGCAGAATATATTAAGTATTTTAAATTATACTTAACAGCATATAACAAAAGTAAATAAAGTAGTGTCGTAGTTTTACCTGTTGATGCGTGTCCAAGTACTACATTAAAGTTACTAAACTTAAATCTCCAGTACTCGTCTATCTCTGGTATTCCAAGTCGTAGACCTTCCTTTATCTTACCATTACGTATGTCATTCAGTCTACTTACTTGGGATTGTAAAGAAACCGTATTAGAATGGGAGTCCGTCATCGTCATTGTTGTTTCGATCAGGACTGTGTTCCTTGCTTGTTATTTCTTTGTAATTGTTACTTTCTAGTTTGCTATAAGGTTTACCAGCTTTACTTAGCATTGTAATATATTTAAGGTAACCTTCATTCTCCTTTATATGTTTTTGTACATCAGGATCTTTTAATTGCTCTAAAAACTTTTCTACATTTAAACTGTTCTTAGATACTATAAAACTTTTTTCATTTGTGTAAGTGTAAAGTCCATTTACAAATACAGTATCAGTTTTTTGCGACATTGTTTTGTGGTTTAGTTGTTAGTAAATTATAATATGCTATTGTTACTTGTCCTATTGAACTTAGTAATTCGCTTTGTGCTTGCGATCTTTTTTCTGTGTCTTGAAACTTTAATGTTTTTTGCCAAGCATCACTAGTTACAGTTTCGAACCCTAGCTTAGACGCAACAGATAATGCTATACTTTGTTGCTGTGTTAGAGATGTATTTGTTGTTGTACTAGTAGTTGTTGTAGCTTGATTGTTTTCTACTTTTTTCATTTGTTTACCGTTTTGAATTATTTTTTTATTTACCATTCTTTCGTTCAAAAGGTACGTAACATTATCACCTTTTGCAAATGGGTACGGTTTGTTAGATGGATAATTGAATACTGGTATATCACCATTTTTAAGTGATACTTTATATTCTTTCATTTCTGTTCCATCTTTACCAGACCAAGTTTTACCTTCTTCGATCCAGTCTATAGTTGATTGTCTGTTTTGATTTTGTGCTAAGCTCATTGTGTGTTTATTAAATTAAATTTATCTGCGTAAGCTAATAATTCTTCTAGCTCTTTTGTTTTTTGTTTTTCCTTAGATAACTCTTTTTGTAGAGATTCTATTCGTAGTCTTTGCCATTTTAATTGGTCATTCACAAAGCCATCAGCTTGTGTTTTTATTATACTTAAATCGTTTTGTGTGTACATATTTTTATAATTGTTTCCTCAAAGTTATCAAATTTTTTTTATAAAACAAATGTTTTTCTTCTAATTCGTAATTTTCTATTTTAATTGTTTGTTTAGATAATAGCATTAACTTATCTGCGGTACCCTTACCGTGTAACTCATCTATACGCTTACCATATGTATATTGATTGCCTGCAAGCCAATTATTGCAGTACGCACATTGCGGATAAACATTACGTTCATCATACCTAGTTACTAAAAATCTTCGTGATACAAAATGACCAGCGTGTATCTGACCACTATTCCAAATGTGTTTCTTACCACAAGTTATACAAGTACAATACCCATTTTTATCAGCGTGTTTTCTACGTATGTATTCGCTAAAGATCCGATCAATTTTTTTGATTAATTTTTGTCTCATTATATAAATATATAAAAAACTGTACTATATTGTATTGTACTATATAGTATATTATTATATTGTATAATACTATATTGTATTAGAGCTTTCTTATTTTTTCTAAACCTCGTGAACCGAAGTATGCTCCATAGACTAAAAGAAGTAATTGATTTATAATCGTTAGATCATATTTTAAAAAAAACCCTGTAGCATATACTAAAGTTAAAAAAACTAAAGATATAGGTCTTACGTTTTTACTAAGCCAAGAATCAGATAAACTATCAGCTTCCCATCTACGGGTAACCGCATCCATCTCCTCTAACTCAATTTCAAGCATCTTTAAAGCCGTTTCTTTATCAGGCTGGGGTAATGTATCATCTTTAATAATTAAGTCCTTTAAAACGCCTAAAACACCTGAATCAGGAATCGTTTCTGCTAATGTCTGAAATACCCCCGACTTCCCCAGTAGAAACTGACCTAGTTTTGTTTCCTTGAACTTTTTTCTTTTTTTGCTCATTGTTTACTTTTTTAGGTTCTTTATAAACTATTAAACCTTGATCCTTAGTATTTCTATATACTTGACCTCTATTTAAACCTTCTACATAACTACAATGTACCCAGTTAGGACTATCGTCACCAAACTCCCATATTAATACATCAAACTTTAAATTATCTTTTATAAAGTTAAATATATCTTTATTAGATACATCAGTACCATCGTTGTCTATATCTATAGCTTGACCAGTTATATGCTTGCTGTGTAATGATCCGTTAACCATACGATTCAAATTTTCACACCTATACATACTACTTACATATATTGGTTTTTTAAAATGGTCTCTTATGGGTTGAAATATATTTTCAGCAGTTAGTTTTAAGTTATCTATTTCTATACCGCTAGGTGTGTTATCTATGTGTCTGCGTTTCGCAGTTTCAGATCTACACGCTTCTGCTAATGTTAAATTTTGTGATAGTTTCATCCTATATAATTTTTAACGTACCACTTAAAGAATTGCGTTGCCCAAAATAATGTTAAAAATACCCATACTACCGAGTAAATCATATAAGGTACTTGTAGCCAAAATGCATCTTTAATACCTTCCCAAATTTTATTTAAAAAGTTTTTCATAATATTTTTATTTATAAAGTTACTATTTTTTTAATAATTGTACGATCTTAATAATTGTATAGACCAACGTTGCAATTATTAGAAGTCCTTGTAAACCTTCGTTAATTTCTGCTATTGTTATTATATATACAAATACTCCTAAAAAAGTTGGTTCCCAATTCATTGTATTATTCTATTGTAAGTTCAACTACTTTCCAAGTAAGATTATCTTCATCCCACTCGTATATTTTATCTTCTGATGCATCTTCTGGGTATGGTACTGGTGCTTGCCATATAAAGTTTTCATCAAGCGACCAACTTGGATAAGGTTGTGGTGCATAAAATGCATCGTTATCTTTATCCCAAGTATAACCAACTCCAGCAAAATTATATCTAATATTGCCATTATAAGATGTTTGAACCCAATTTCTGTGTCCAAATAAACCCTCACAAAAGTCAATACCTTTTTGTTCAGATTCTGTATCACCTAATAATAATT